GCCACATACAATCTTTTATGTATGGCTGACATGACTCTGGAACCACGTTCTAAAAGAGCAATGGTCGTTCCAACAGCGGCCTGTTGGTTGCCGTCACCGACCTGCATGTCAGCAATGGCGGCAAATCGTTGTCCTGCTTGAACCACTATTCCCATTAATTGTAATAATGTTGCTGATGGTTCTTTAAAAGGTAAAGGCATAAATGCATCTCTGATATTTCCTCCAGGTGCATCTACGTCTCTAAACTCTCCGGGTTGAATCGATTGCGCTTCATCTCTAACACGAATACCTCTTTGTTTAAATCCAGCAGGCATATTTGAAAACGTACCAGCATCTAACAATTGTCTAAGTGCATTCGTTGCAGTTCTTGATAATCCACCGATCATGTGGATTAAGCCAAAACCATAAAAACCTAGTCCAGGTAAAAATTTAAAATGTGCAAAATATTCTATTTTATTTTTTAATGGATCTTCTGCTTTATAGTTTCTTCTAATTGACAGAACTTCTCTTGACGATGTATCAATTGTTACAATGTAAGGAAGTTTAATTCCTGTCGGGTTTTGTTCTTGATCTTTATCTTCAAAACCTTCTAGGTCAAGGTTTGTATGTACTTCTAGAATAGTGAACATCTGTTCATCTCTAGTTTTCTTAACTCCTTCAAGTTCTCTTTCTTTTTTCTCTACTTCTGACTCTTGTGCATAGCCTGGTGTAATTTCTATGTCTCTATAAAAACCAGATACTTGTTTTTTTCTTAATTCATTTTCTGACATTTTTAAAACATGCACGATTGAATCTGCATCTTCTAAAGATGTTGCAGTGTATGGAACTATCAGGTCATCTGCCGGAACAAATTTAGACACGGCTCTGTCAAGAACTTCATCGTAATAAATTTTCTTGAAAGCAGAGCCGCTAAGAGGGAGATAAAAAAGTAACTGATCGAACTCGGGTTCATACTCTTTCATCACGTTCATGAGTTGATAGTTCATGAAATTTTTTACTCTCGTTGACTGCTCTTCTTTTTGTCTTGAAGGTATACCCATAATTTGAGTATGCACTGGACCAGTCGCTGGAAGTAATTCTTTGTAAGCTTGCGCTTGAAACTGTGTTACTGCTTCTGCTAATACAGGGTGTGTTGCACCACTTGCATTTGAGAATGGTTGGGATCTTGTCTCGTATTTAAATCCTAATAAATCTAAACCTTTTGTATATGAATCTTCCCAGTCTTTTCTAGATGCTTTGTACTGTGTATAGTTTTCAAAAAGTTCAGAACCTAATCTACCTAAAACATCTTCAGGTAATAGGTCTGCTAAATTGTCAAAGTGTTCGTTAGTTCCTGGCTGGTTTACAGCTTCAGGATCAAAAGTAATTGTAGCACCACCGTCTTCATCTTGTTCAACCTGAACATCTTCTGGTCCAACTTGTTCTTCAATGTTTTCTTGAGACGCTTCTGCTATCTCTTCTTCACTAGGTAATTTTATTTCCTGCTCTACGTTTGGTAGAGACTTGTCTATTGTTGACATTATTTTTCTCCGAGTTCGATACTACTATAATCTTTTTTGTAGGAACATTCAACCCTTGTGGATTAGGTCCTCTAAGTGGTGGTATCGTAGTTGTTAGTTTTTTAGTCATCTTGTAATAGTTTCATCCCTTGTAAACCTAACGATGCACCGAATCCAAGTATACCAGCTCTTGATAATACTCTTAAAGCACCGGGGCTCATGCCTAATGAAGCAATGCCTCTAACTGCTGATGGCAGTCCTTTTGTTAGTTTTGGTGTTGTATCTGCAAATGCGGGATACAAATAATTTAATGGATCTGTTGCAATATCTGCAGCAGAATCTCCTTCTGCTATTTGACTCGTAATATCCATAGCAGCTAATGGAGCTAGTAATCCTGGTGATGCTGCAACTCCAAGTCCTCTTCCTAAAACTCTTCCTGCAGTTCTCATCATACCTTTTTGTTCAACACCTAAACCTCTTGATCTACTAGCTTTGATTGTTGATGGTGCACTTATGGCCGTTGCACCTGCAATAGATGCACCTGCTACCGGTAATTGATAATCTAAAATATCCGGTCTTTCAAAATCTGGTGCGATCGGATTCATTGCCATAGATACCAACATATTTTTTTGTTGGTCTTCGTTTGATAGATAACTTGTTGAATCATCATTTCTAAATTCTTTTACGATTGCTTGTGCTGCTGCTCCTGCTGCACCGGCTAATGTAAATCTTTTTACACCTGGTGATTTTGCAAAGTTTAAGACTTTTTGAAATAGTCCTTGTGGGTTTTTTTGAACGGCTTCGTCAAACTGAGCTACACAACCCCTACCTCCATCAGCACGTTTAGATCTTCCAAAAATAGAACAAACGTTGTCTATATTGTTTTCAAAATTTTTTCTTAAATTTGTATTTACAAATAAATTTTTTATTTCATCAGGTGCTTCCATTGATTCTAATGTTTTTACAATTCTAGGAAAAGTACCTGTTGTACTGTCATAGGCCACATCTGCTGCTGCACCTACTCTTCCAACGTTTGGGAGCTCGACTCTTACGTTTCTTTCTTTTAAGATATTATCTAATTGATTCGCTGTTTCTTCGTTAACTCCTTTGTTAAAAAAATTTGTTAACTGACTTTGTACAAAAGCTCTGTTAAATTGATTAGGTGTTATATTTACATTAGTTGGATATCTCCCACCTCGTTTTCTTTTAGCCACCGGACTAACATCGAATAAATCAAATAGACGCCCGTCTTTGGCTTTCTGTAAATAATAGTCATCTGATTTTAGTCTAGAAAAAAAATTACCTGTATCTTTATCTAAACGTATAGCCATCATAGCTTTTACATTTTGACCGAAAGGAGTAGTATTAATCAACTCTGGTTTATTCTGAAAATAATCATTTATTGCTGATATACCACCCTGTATTTTTTTAATATTTTGTTTATCTAGTTCACTAGCACCCTTTGTAACTGCTTTTACGTTTTCATATCTTCTTTTATTTCTTTTGTATGCTACTTCTTCTGGATCACCTGCAGGAGTTTTAAAACTAGTACTCTTTCTTTTATTTAAAGCAGTTTCAGCGTCTTCTCTAGTGTTGAAGTATCTAAGACCTATAAACTCTTCAGGTATAGCAGTTTTTTTAATATCTTTACTAGGTCTTCCAAACTCAATTTTAAATTTTGCATCTGCTGGAATATCTGGGTTTCTTGTTCTGTCTATATTAGTTACTTCCCGTATAGAATTAAATCTAGGTTCTGTTCTTCTAGATTCTTCAAAAAATTTAAAATCTTTTAAGGCAATTGGTTTTATTAAATTTGTTTTTCTTCCTTGGGTTAAAATTCTACTAATGGTAGATCTTCCAATATCTAAATTATAGGGTTCGCTTTTTAAAAATTTTACTATTTGATCAGGACCTAATTTTTCAGTCTCGTATGTGTCTAAAATTAATTTTATAGTTTCAGCATCTAGACCTGATCGTTTACCACCACCTGTAAAATAATTTGAATATACCTCTTGGACTTTATTTATATCTACAGCCATTACACCTCCAGGATGCCGGCAAGACCACCGTTTCTAAATCCAATACCTACATCTATGCCGAGTTGTTTTTGAATCTCCATAATCTCATCTGGGAAGTCATCTGGATTTTTTAAAACTTTGTTGAGTGTTTTAAAGTATTCTGTTTTTTCTTTTCCAACTAAACTTTTGTCCGTGCCTAAACTTGCAAACAATCTTGAAATATCTCTACCTTGAATACCATATTTACGTAGTGCTTGAAAACCCATTCTTGCGGCACCACCAGCGAACATGGGTACACGTCCACCATCTGCAAATTCAAAATCTTTTGGATCAACCATGTCGGGATCGAATGATCTACTAGTTATTGTATTACCTCTTGCATCCCTAACTCCAACTAAATTTTCTGCAAACTTTTGTATGTCATCTGCATTATCTAATTTTGAAACTGCTGATGCAACCTTTGGTCCAAAATATTTTTGAACAAGTAATAGTGGATCACCTAATCCACCGCCGCCACCTTCAGTCATAAATTTAAAATCATCTACTTCCATAATAGTTGATAGTGATGGTCCACCTGGATTTGTTGGATCTTCTAAATCTTTTACTCTATTTAAAAAATCTCTAGCGTTTGCTCTTGCTACTGGTTTTGCATTTTCTGCAACACCTGCGTTCATGTAAATTTTATTTACTAAGTCATCTACAATTAAACTATTGTTCTTAACAGACTTAATCGCCTCAAGTCCTGCACCTGTAAATGGCGCTGCAATATCATCTTTACCTCCACGTGAACCTGGGGGTGGTAAATCATCTGCCATTCTAGATGGTAAGATTGTATCTCTTGGGTCGACACCTTCTGGTAAATCTACGTCATCTCTTAATGACATCAAACCTTCTGCATCTAAGTTTCTAGTTCTTGTTGCAAGATCTGTTACGTTCGCTGGCGCTGCAGCAGGGTTATAGAACTCATCCATCTTAGACATATTCTCTAATAACTTACCCGCTTGGAGATCATTTAATTTATCTCCAGCTGCATAACTAACCGAGTCTTTTAATTCTTCAATTGCTTTAGACTGAGGTAATGCACCTAGTGCATTAGTGTTTAAATCCATTTTTAATATTTCAGGCTCACCTTTACCAATGAAACTAATATTGGTTTTAGTTCCTAAAACATCAGATACATTCCCACCAAGCTTTTGGTAGAGTTTTATAATTTGATTTACTATCTCTCGTTTAGCCATAATATTCTAATCTACTTCTATCTGGCAATGGTTCGTCTTCGTACGAGTCTTTGTTACGAACTATGCCACCTTGTTTAATACGCATAATTGCCTGTGTTGTGGAGTCGACATAGTCATCGTAATCTCCAAACGGAAATGATGCGCACTCTTCGACAACCTCTTGAGCGTAGTGTTCGTGCATAGGAGCCCAAATCATACCCATCTCAAAAAGCGGTGCTACTGAGTTTACTCTAGCATGTTTATCATTTCCTCGGCTCGGCGTAAAGTTAATTACGGGAATTCCCATATCTCTTAATTCTGCCGTCAAAGGTATACCAGAGGCCTTTGCCTCCACGATCACCATATCAGGCCGCCAATATAAATACTCCTCATGAGCAACTTTTCTAAGCTCTGGAAACTCATAACGATCTTTGAAAGCATTTAATAATATTATATTAGACCTACCATCATCGTCTTTAAAAACTCCCCAGGTAGTAATAGCTGAAAAGTCAGCAGATTCTTTTTTCAAGAAAGCTGTATCATATGATTGTATGATAAAATCACAACTAGGTGGATCTTTGTGTTCCCAGTTCATCCACCAGTCACGTTTTAATATTGCACCTTCTTCAGCGGTTGGCTGTTGCATATACTGAGCGTTCCAGTTGTTAACTGGAATAGATGCTTTAGTTTTTAATAATTCGTCCCTGGTCCAGTATTCCGGCCAAACAGGTTTACCATCCGGTAATAGTGCGGGTAGTTCTACGACTTCCCATTCGTCAGAGTTCTCTTCTCCCTGAGCCCTGAGCAATTGTCCAGTTAGGTCCTTGGTACTCCAACGAGTCATAACACAAACGATACGACCTCCTGGCTGTAAACGCTGACGTGGACCTGATGTATACCAGTTCCATGCTTTCTCGAATGACTTACTATCTTTTTTAATATCTTGTTCTTTGTGCGGGTCATCAATGATTAGTAGATCAGCACCACGACCTGTAATTGCTCCACCAACACCGGCAGCGAAGTATTCTCCTCCCTGTTCCGTTTTCCATTTACCAGCGGCTTGGGAGTCCTCCATCAGACGAGTATCAAATAATTGTTTATAGTTTTCTTGGTCTACCAAATTCTTGGTCTTACGGCCGAAGTCGATTGCAAGATCAGCCGTGTGTGTTGCTTGAATGATCTTTAACCGGGGATCGAGGCCAACCATCCATGCCGGGAGTAAGTATGAGGCAAACTCCGACTTCGTGTGTCTTGGCGGCATGTTAATGATCAGTCTTTTAATTTTCCCGCTAGCGAGATCATTAAATTTTTTATTAATTTTTTTGTGGTGAGAACCTTCAATAAACTCAGGCCAAACGTATTTGACAAAACTCAAAAAGTCTTTTTTGATTTTAGGTCTGGCTTTATCTAATTCTACACTCTTTTCTAAATCCAAAAGTCGTGCTCTTTCTTCTGGAGTCAATCCTGAAAAATTTTCCATAAAATTTTTTATAATATTTTTTATATAACCTATTTTTGAAACCTTGGCTATAAGAGTCTAAATCTTACATATATGTACACATCTGGGACCCCTTCTGCCATTTAGGGTGGGCCCCCCCAAAGTTTTCAAGCAAAAACACAAGATGTAGTGGTACCTCTATCGAAACACACTATGCATAAATGACATATGTTGTTTATGCATACCCTATAAGAGTTTGTAGGATTTGTGGCTCATACCTAAACCACAAACCCTACTGCGAGATCAAATCAGAAAGGCATTTCCGATTGTTCCTCTTTCACTTCATCAGTTAAAACTAAAGGCAATAAACCTTTATCAACTTCTTGTAAGTGATGAGAATATCTTTCCCTGTCCTCGTTCAATGTATCAAGTGCAACAAGAATTCTTGTTGCAGTTTTTAAGTCATACATTTTACTTTTATGGATTGAATATCTTGGAGTTTCCAAAAATATTTCTTTCTCAATAATGAAGTATTTTTGATCTATCATAATTTAATACTCCAACTATCTGACGCAGTTCTATAACCATCTGCGTCAATATCAAAATAGGTCATTAACATACGACCTTGTTTCGATATCCAATATCTGCATTTATCTGTCCACAATGCATTTCTTGTTATTGTTTTCTTATCACTCGCTGAATAGTAAGTAATAACAAAAGGTTTATTGTTTATCATAATAACCTTTCTCAACTAAATACTTGTATAAATTCTTACAAGTTTTAGGTGCTTTCTTGTCGTCTATAAAATGCAACACAGCTTTAGTAAAACTAGAAAATCCTGTTACTCTTGGATTAGTCATAAGCATACCACTTGTTGCCTGTCTTTTTAATGCCTGTAATAATAATTCCTGTTGGAATGTAAAACCACTCGGCATTGTTGTTTCTGCTATTGTCATTTATTCTCGCTTTCTATAACCTTTTTGGTTATGGGATTAATTTATATTAATCCCATAATTAAATCAACAAATTAATTTAGGTTATCCACATTTTTTTGTTGTTGTTGCATATATGCAACTCTTTCTGCTATCTTCTGCTCTCTAGTTTTTTCAGTATTTTTCATACCTTTTATTCTTTCAGCTAGATTTTTTGGATTATAAATAACTAGCCCTGTACTATTAGTTCTAACTATTTCTGCGTCAGTAATATCTAGACCAAGTTCAGTTGCTAACTCAATCGCTTCATCAAGCCATTTATAACCTTTTAATCCTAGCTTGATCTCTTTCATTTGTTTCAAGATACTTTCAATCCATTTAGTATGAGCCATAACGAAAGCTGATTTTTGTTGTTTCCAAGAAATTAAAAAGTCAAACTCCTCTTTCTCACACGCAATAGAACGATCTCTACAATAATCACGACCAATTAAATCTAATTGGTATTTGTCGTTCCACTCTTTACCATATTTGGTTTCGTTGTTTCTTCCACCAGATAAACCCAAATATTTTTCGTTGTTCTCAACAAACTTTCTTTTGTGTGGGTTGTCGTCTTTGTCGGCTTGTTCAATTAAGATGTCTGCGTTGCAATCATCTTGAGCATTGATCTCATCTCTAAACAAAGCAAAACCATAACTTTGATCTCTATTAGATGAATAATTATTTGTTTCATCAATATCGCCATTTAAACGAAAATCAAAATGTTTTTCTATTGGTACATTTTCTTCAATAGTAGTGTTTCCATTGTAGTCAGTTTTTTCTTTATTACCCATGTAATGAAAATGAAAACAACTATCTTTTGCAATCGTTGAAACATTTTCAAACTTATTTTGTAAGTAATAAGCTTTCTCAACATCATCTTCGGTATAATGTCGTCTTACTATTTTTTCTGCAACACTCCAAGCTTGATCGTTAATATCAATTTGATCTGCTTTTAAAGTATCATACTTTCTTTTTTCTTGAGTGTCCTCTTGTTGCAAGTGTACTTTAATACGATTTGCAATCTTGTTTCGGTATTCTTGGTTTAGTCTTATTCTAGCCATTTGTCCTCTTTCTTTTTTATTGGTTAATAATTATTTGTTTTAAACTATTGACTTCTAAAGTCAAGGGATTATATAAGATAATATATTAATTTATAAAAACTTTAATATCAATTAAAGCATACTTGCAGTTGGCAGTATAAAAACGCAACTGCAAGTAGCATAACAAGAAAGGACAGAAATGACATTACAATATTGTCAATCTCATAAGTGCCATACTTATGACACAAAGGACAGAAAACGAGGTTCCAAAGGAAATAAGACAAATCAAACTAGAAGAAGATCATCATTTTATTATGGGGGTGGAAATTTTTGCTCATTAAATTGCTATGATGATTGGGCAAGGGATTTTATGGAAAGAGCCATTGATCAAGTATCTGGTAGGATTAACGAGCCATATATCTTAACAGAAGAAAATGCGTGGACAAAAACAAGAAGATATAATTGGGGTGGTGGTACAGGCTACGATATGACTTACTTTTGGAAAAACATGGTTTCCAATAGAGAGATTGAAATTACTGAAGAAGAATTTAATAATCAATCTCAACCTAATTTATAGTTTCATCTGTCCTTGATGAATAGTTAGGGTTGCAAAGTGGGGGAATATAAACCCCTAAATTAAGGGATCTATGCGCTTGGATATCCAATATAGGTAATTAGCAGTGCTTACCTATCCCTCAACACTTGCAACTCTAACTAGAATTTTTTGTTTTTTTTTTGGGTGGGCCCGCCCATAGTTCACAAGCTTCAAGCAGGGTGGGCCCGCCCATAATCTACAAGCCCGCAAGCTGTCAAGAAAATTATCTGTGGATAACTTAAATATTTTACTTGTGGGATAAACTGGGACCTGCTATAGTAGCAGCATCACCCGTTTGCTGGGATCCGGTGCAAAACTCAAACCAGCACAACAACAGAAAGGACAAAATGACAAAAACATTAAAACCTGAATTTCAACCCGGTGGCAGCAAGCGCCACGAGATCCTGGACAAGGCTGTCCGGTATCTTCAGGACCCAAAGTTTGGGCTGCAATCCGACAAGAAATTTTTCTTGCTGGAGCAGGTAGGGCTCACAACGACCGAATACCTGGAAGCCCTGAACAGGGCCACCAACGGTGAGTTGGTGAAGAGTGCACTAGGTGACTAGTGCACCCCACTGGGGTGGGCCCACCCGTAAGGCGTCAAGCCTCAAGCCCTCAAGCCAGTTGACAAGCTCGCAAGCGTACAGTATAAGATTTTATAGGAGGATATTATGTTAAAAAAAGAAGCAAGAGAAATAACCGGCGGCCTAAGTAAGCCGTCCAAAATGCCAGGACCAGCGCACAACCTGCCGGCTCAGGCCTGCAAGACTGGCGCCAAGCTGGTGAATGTGCCGGGGTCCGTATGCGCGGGCTGTTACGCCCTGAAGGGGCGCTATAGGTTCAACAACGTGCAGCAAGCATTGCAACGACGCCTGAAGGCGCTCGAGTCACCGCTGTGGGTTGAAGCTATGACAACTTTAATCAAGGGCCAGGACTGGTTCAGGTGGCACGACAGCGGCGACATCCAATCGATGGAGCACCTTAACAATATTTTTAAAGTGTGCAAGCTCACGCCTGAAACCAGACACTGGATGCCAACGCGGGAAGCGCAATTTTTAAAAGATCTAAACCCTGAAGAGGTCCCGGAAAATTTAATAATTAGAATGTCATCACACATGATTGACCAGGGACCAGTGAAGCAATGGCCGTGGACGTCTACAGTCACCAGCGGTGAAGGCAGGACCTGCCCGGCCCCTGAACAGAACAACGAGTGCGGCAGCTGTCGAGCTTGCTGGGATAGGTCGACACCAAACGTGTGCTATGGTAAACACTAACCATGGCCCACGAATTTCGACATCCGAATTATTATAAAAAATTAAATGAAAAAATGCGCAAGCTCACAAGCTCTCAAGCTGGAGGCGACAAGCCTCCCATCCCTGAGCCAAGGGTTCAAGCTTCAAGCCAAAGTCAACAAGCTCAAGAATTTGATGACCAGGGTACAAGCGCACAAGCCCTCTGTCCGGGGCACAAGCAACGAGGATAAAAGTATTTTTAGAATGTTTCACGTGGAAGGCTACCTGGTGAGGTGAAAAGCGTATTTTGTTACCCGATGTTACCTTCAACTCCAATGTAAAAAAGTGCTCGTTAGGAGAATAAGCCAATAGATCGGGAGTCCCCAATAAGCTACGGTTTTCCAACCTATTCCATGAAATGTTTCTAACTTTCTTCTTAAGTTCACTGTATAATTTAGCCTCTGGTTTCAGGTGGGTAACCTCAGCTAATTATAGTTTGCCAATTATCTTTGGCATCTTCCATGTACCACCAAGTTTAACACCTTTTAAATTTAAAATGTGGGTGTCTCTATCACCAATCATTCGAGATTCCAACAACTGAATTACTTCAAGATCAAGTTTTTCTCCATTAGGCATTTCAAGTTGGACTCTAGCATTTTGTGCTGCGGGTGATACCAAGAATTTATCTAAGTATGTACGTAATTCTTTCGCTTTCATAAGACTTGATATATATCCCATAAACATTTATATTGCAACTATGAGTCAAGAAATTGTTGAAAAGAAGGCACAGCCACTTACAGATTTAACTGAAATGCAAAGAAGATTTTGCGACTACCTTATTTTTAATGAAGGTAGGACAACTCATCAAGATGCTGCTTTACATGCCGGGTACAGTCCACAAAGAGCAAGAATAGAAGCGTCTGAGCTGTTGAAAAATCCTAAGATTCAAAATTATTTAGCTAAAAGGTCTGCAGAAATAAATAGGTCATTTGCTGTAACAAAACATAACTATGTTAGAAGACAGCAGGAATTATCTCATAGATTAGTTAGCGATGGCAAGATCAAAGATGCTTTAGGATTTGAAACATTGATAGGTAAAGCTACAGGACAATTTAGTGAGACTAACTACAACGTAAATATCAATGCAACAGATATCAAAGAACGTGAAGCAGAAATAAAAAGACTCAAAGAATTAAACGAAAAAAGAATCACAGAAACAAAACTTCTTAAAGAGTAACCTTCTCCATTTTAGTAATACATCCAATTGGAAATACATTTCGATCTGAGAACAATTCATCTCCTTCTTCGTAGGACGCAAACGTTCTAATATTCTTTTTATCTTTGTTAAACAGATACGCATGGGTCACCATAACTGAAGGCATGAATCCTAAGAAGTCATGCTCATTAGCATGTCCGGAATCACCAGTGATATCAACCCATGTAATTTTATAAAAGTAATATCTTTTCTTTTTAATTACAACTGATTTATATTTAGATTTTTTTGCTCGTCTCATGGTGTACCCCTTTTAACATATGAAAAAATAAAAAACAAAATTCATGTACGCGACCCCCTATACTGTTGCAATTCCTAGCTTTTTGATACTTTTGTACCAATTGTACCTCATTGTACCACGGGGTCTTGGTACAAATTTGAGCAATTAAGTGTTGGTATATAACACTTTTTTAAATTGTACCAATTGTACCTCGTTTTTAAAAAAAATAAAAAAAATTTTTTTATTTTATAGAGAAAAATCGTATACAATTGTAAAATTAAGCTATTATCCTTGATTTTACTCATCTTTTTGACCTAAAATTGTACCTGGAGGCCCTTTTTTCTCTGGTACAATTGGTACAATTTTATAATATTCATCCACTCTACGTAAAAATTCATGCATATACCCCTGAAATTCCTCGTCATGCACCTCAAACTTCTGAAAAAAACAATCCTTGCTGCACATTAGAATGATTCCAGACTGTATCTTCGTGTCATAGACTTGATTGTGAGCCATAGCATACGCGGCCAGCTGTACAAAATAATCATCGATCCATTCTCGCTGCTTCGGTTTGTTAGTTTGCTTGAAGTCAATAATTGCCGGTTTACCTGCATACATTCCTACAACGTCCGTGGCCCCTGCGTAAAGACCAGGATAATACAATGTCACCTCACTACCCCATACTTCTCCCAGGTCCCCGAGCCCTTTTTCAATAACCACTTTCGCCATTCGTTCTGCTTCACGGCCAATTGACGTTAGATCCAAATGATTCTGTCCAAGAATGTAGCCTTCCAAATACGTGTGCATTGCTGTGCCTCTCATGGCACTCACGTCACGAATCCGGTCTGCTTGCTGTGTACCTACCCGCTTCTTCCACTCTTCCAACTTAGCCTTCTTCTCTGGACTCTGAGTCGCTGACAATATAGTAGTCACCGATGGCAACTTCTGACCTGTTATCTCGTAATGTCTTTTACCTTCTACCGATGATCTAATCGATTTAGGATATTTAAATTTTTTATTCCATTTCATTTTAGTCCTTTCTCCTTAGCTACTCTTAATACATTTTCCATTAACTCTAATGTTGCATGATGTTTTCTATCATTACAACCACTGCAACAAAAACCTAAGTTACCAATTTGATAAGTTTTATTATTATCAATTCGATCAATAGAAAAATTTGTTTGATGTTTTACCCGTTTCCCGGTCCCAATTGTACGCTTATAGGTCCACGGACTTTCACAATAAATACAAAGGTTTCCGTCACTTTCTGGATATTTATTTTTCATAGCCGACCTATGTTTTTCTAATTCATTCCAAATCTCAGCCTTAGTTATAGCAGGCCATAGTCCTCGTTTTTTACACGATGATGGTTTAAACGCAGCAGCTATACAATTAGTAATATAACCATGTTCCGAATTACCGTAAGACATGTTATGTGCTAACTTAACTGCCTTACCATGATCAGAGTCATTGTATTTTTTCTGTCTTAGTCGTTCTTTTTTCTTAAACTCTAAGTCCGTGTTATATTTATTTTTATAAGTCCAGACCATTTTTCCTGTACCCCGTTCCCTGTTTTCTGTTACCCCAACGTTTCTGCCAGGACCATACACTGAGTTTACTACTGTATTTCTCCACCAGACTTAACCCAAAATCTATAGTGGTCCAGGTCAATAACTTCAGCTTTTTCTTTAAGTTTTTCTGTTGCATAATGTTCTATTACTTGTTGAATCTTAGGTAGTTTCGTGTGGGCGTAGGGCCATAATAATTTACACACGTAGTACGCGTCTCTGAATGTACAACGCCATCGGTATTGCATCAAGTATTTTGTGCCATCAACTCTTAAACCTTTTCTAGGTTTACGATTTAAAGTTCCAACACCTAATACTTCATGCACCCAACGTAGTACAGACTCATCCGTCATAGTTATCTCCATCGATAGTCTTAAACTATTCGA